CGGGACGAGGGGAAGAACTTTTCGGGCGTGAACCCGGTCTGCGCCTGGTCGCGCTCGATAATCATGCGAAGGCTGTTCGCCATGTCCTCCTGCACGGTCAGTTGCTTGTTGGCGATATCCAGCTGCGGGCTCATCCCGACCCCGATTACGTTGCTCGCGAGATCGGGGATTTTCTGGGCGGTCGCACCAGCAGCGGACTCGGCGGCCTGTTCCGGCTTCATGCGTGCCAGGGCATCGCCGGCGACCATCGCCTCGATCGCTGCACGAACCGCCGGGTCTTGCGCCGCTTGGCCGGCGATGAAAGACCGCTCGGCCTTGGCCTGACCATCCTGCTCGAAAGGATTACCAAACATGAACTTCGAGGCGACGCGGGCGGAAGCGCTGCTCATGTCCTGCAAAATCTTGGCACCTCGCGGGTCTTCCAGAAGGAAGGACTCATAGGCGAGTTTTTCCGCGAGCTTAGCCTTGGCCTGTTTCTTGGCCTCGGCCTCGCGCTCGCTGGCCTGAAGCAGAACCTCGCGAGCCCCGCTTTTCATGTAGCCCTTGGACTCCTCCTCCTTCGCGAAGTCCCGGGCCTCCTGGGCGTCCTGCTTGGCCTGCGCGATCTTGTCAGAGATGAACGAGAGAGCCTTCTGGATGAGCACCATCGGCGCGAGGAAGCCGACGGCGATGTCCTTGAACGCCTCGCGGAACTTCTTGGACAGGGCGTTGCTCGCCCCTTCCAGACCTTCCATCGACGCCTTCGCCTTCGCCATCTTCTCAGGCACGTCCGACTTGCCGGACAACTCCCATTCTAGTTTGCGGCCCATATCTTTAACCTTGCTGGCTAGGCAACTCCCCGCGGCGGATGGCCTCCATCATCTCCTCCTCCTCGGTCGTCAGGAGATTGACCTTGGCACCGGCCCGCGTCGAGAAGGCCGTCGACAGCCAGATGGCTTGCGCCTCTGGCATCTCCCACGCCCGTTGCTCGTCGATGCCGTTGGCGACGAGGTTGGACACGATCATCAGCGGCCAAGGGATGCCGACCCCATCAGCCGAGTCCGTCGACTTCGGGCCGTCCCAATACTTCGGCCACGCGTCGAGGTGACAATGCGCGACGAACCGGGCGACCTCCACGGCGAACTTCTCAGGCTGGTACTGAAACACCCGCAGCCGAACCTCATCCCAGAAACCTACCCGTAGGTCGGACTCCTCGGCGCATACCTTGACCGCGATGAGTAGGTCTAGCGGCGTGATGCCGCGCTCGGTCGTCGTGACCATGGGCGACTCGATAGACAGCAGCCGAACCCGGTGCTTCAGGCAAAAAGGAAAGACCCGCTTCCCGAGGATTACCCGGGAGGACGGGTCTCTGAACGCCCGCAGGAAACGATTGTCCACGGGGTGAGTCAAAGCCCTTGCAGGGCTAGGTCAATCAGGCCGGCGTGATGCCTTCGAAGTCGACCGCCGTGATGCTGTACTTCACGAAGTCCTTGTTCGTGCCCTTCTCCTCGACCTTCGTGATCACGCCGACAAAGGTATTGCTCGCCGAGCCGGAGGGATAGGCACCCTTCGCGGCGACCGTGAAGGTCAGCGTGGCGCCGAGGGCCGGAGGGGTCGCGGAGGTGGTCTTGACCACGCCCTCGACCGTCAGCTCGGTCTTGCGGTCGTCGTAGCGCTGGGTTTTCGTCAGGCCGGTCTCGTCCTGGACGAGGTTCTCGTTGTTGAACGAGGCGGAGACGGTGTAGGACTGAACGAACAGGTCGGTCGCCGTACCAGCGACACCATAAACACAGGAGGTTCCTTGAGCGACGGCGGCCATTTGTCTTTGCGGGCGGGGGCAACCTTACGCCGGCAGGACTGCCAGGAGGTCGAAAGCGAACAGGGTCGCGAACGAGCGCTCGTCCACCCCTTCGTCCTCGGAGATCGGGGTGACGTCGTACAGGGTCGCGTCGGTCGAGGCCGTGAAGGTCGCCTTGAGGCCGGCGAGGTCTTGCATCGCACCGGCCAGGGCGGCGCATCGGGAGCGGTGCGTGGCGAGGGTCGTGTCGTCCGCGTTAGAGAACAGCGTGACGCGCAGGGAGCAGGAGTAGTTTCCGGCACCCTCGGGCAGGTCGGCAGGAGCCCGGGCCGAGTCGCAAAGGACGATGGCCTTCGGCAGCACGTTGAGATCGACCGAGTCCCCGGTGTAGATGCTGACCCCGGCCAGCCCGGTCTCGGCGGCGAGGAAGGAGGCCACGTTGGCCTCGACGATGTGACGGATGGATTTAGTGCCCATAAAATTATTTGCCGCGGTTGAAGTCGTCGGCTTGTTTTTTTGCGAACTCCTCAACCTCGGCATACATACGAGCCATAGCAAGAGCACGTGCAACTTCTTCAACCCGGTTCTTTCCTGCTTGGTTATCGTTATCGCCTACCTTGTTGCCAATACGCAAATAGACTCCGCCGCTAGTTCGCACGATCGTAGTGTAGCCGGTGCCAGCGTGTCGCCTAACCCAGACAGGTATATTGGCCGCCTTGTAAACGTTCTTGCTGCGTACCTTCGGAAGCTGAGTAAGAACTTCATACCAACCAGATTTGATGAAGCCTACGTGCGACTGGGTAAGTTCGATGTAAGCCTTCAGCTTGTCCTGAGACTCGACGACATATCGGCCAAGGTAACCTCCAACGGGCTTGCTCGTCCGCATCTTGCCTTGGCTGTTGATGTAGCGCCTGGACAAGTGAACCTTGCGGATGTCGGTGACAATCTCCTGCTGCGCAAGCGTAGGAACAGGGTTCGACTTGCTGAAGAAGTTGCGGGCCTTGCTGAACGCCCTGGTCAGGTCGCCGTCGTGGATGATCTCTTTGACGACCGAGCTGTTCAGGTTGCCCTGAAGACTCGCCCGCTTGCGGATGGTCTCAAACTTGCCGATGTCGTTATTCTTAACGGCGGCTTTCAACTTGTTTAGGCCGACCCCGATGGAGTTGGCCTTCCGGCTATCGGCCGCGACAAAGAGGTTGTTGATTGAGATGGCGACGGCCTTTTTGCCGGCAGCCTTGGCTTCCTTTGTCAGACCTTGACCGCCACCCTCTACCATAGGAGGGGTTAGTTCCATCGCCGCGACACAGAGACGGCCAGCGCCTTTGATGATGGCTTCTTCCATCGAGAGTTTCATTCCCTCGGCGTAATAATTCAACGCCGATACAAAGTTCTCCTTCGACTGTGGGATGAGCCCCACGGACTTACTGGTTGTCGTCGATGACGACGAGCGTGACCCACGCCGACCCGGGCTTGTAGGTCTGCCCCGTGATCCGCAGGGTCTTACCCCCGGCGACAATCTTCTTGCCGATGGCAAGGGAGGCGATGGGCGCCCCCGAGCTGATGACCGCCGCCGATGCCCCATTAGACCCGTCTGGGAGGCTCCAGGAGGCCGTTGCGGCGGCGAGGCGGACGGTGTGCTGGGTACGCTCACAAAAGCCCCCAGCCTCGAAGACCTGAGTCACGGCCGGGTCGGACAGCATACAGACAAACGTGATGGCCCCGGAGTTTGCCGAACCAGCCACGCCGAAGTCGGCGAGCATCTCCTTCGCGTCGGGCAGGAACTCGGAATAGAGCGTAGCCATTTCCTTTGCGGGGCTTGGCAAGCGGGCACAAAAAAGGGGCCCCCGAAGGGGCCCCGATTAGAGCGGCTCAGGCCGCGTTGCTCAGGCGGTCTTGAGGCGGACGAGCGAGGTCGCGCGGCCCACGGCGGCACCGGCGAGCAGGGTCGCGGTGACGTTCATGTAACCGGACTGCTCCTGGCCCATGATGACCTGGACGCCGAGGCCGGTGTCGGCGTCGATGGCGTTGGCGACTTCCCAGCCCGGGATTTCGGTCTCGGGGAGGGCGGAGGCGAAGGCGATCGCGTCAGGACCAGCGACCCAGCCGGCGAGGTTTTCGCTGTTGGCGGAGAGGTTGGCGAACTGGTAGATACGGGCGCCGGCGATGGTGCCGAGGTCGCCGTCGCGGATGATGGACGCACCGAGGACGTTGTTGCCCACGATGGTCGTGTCAGCGCGGAGGTCGGAGACGTACTTGCTGTTCAGCACGGCGTAGCGGGGGCTCGGGGCCTTCGCGTCGTCGAGGGTCTTCTGGACGCCGATCAGTTCAGCGTAGGAGAGGTCAGCGCCAGGGGTGGCGGAGACCGAGTAGTTGGCGTTCGTGACCTGGGCGTTGATGACGTCCATGACCTTCTGAGCGAGGGCGATGGAGGCGGTCTGCACGAAGTTGTTCACGAAGAACTGGGCGCCGTACTCCTTGAGGTTCGACGGGCTGAAGCGGCTGGACACCTTGTAGTGAACGAGCGTGACCGTCGAGGAGGTCACGGTCGCGTCGTCCTGGGTGAGGTAGCCGGAGGCGCCGAAGGTCGTCGCGGTGGACGTGCCGATCAGGGGAACCTGGATGGAGAGGCCGCTGACGCCCGGGCGGGACGAGAAGACGGTCGAGATGCCCGAGAGGACGGGCAGCTTGTTCTTGAGGGAGCCGATGACGCCTTCAGCGAGGACGGCGGGAGCGGCGGTGATGGAGTTAGCCATGGTTAGGAATGATTAGGGATGAGGGTGAAAGATTAGAAGATGCCGCGCACGATGGCGGACTGGTGCGCCTTGAAGTAGGCGGCACGCTCAGCCGAGCCGACAGGCAGGGCGAGGAAGGCGGCGACATGGTCGACGGCCTCGGGGGCGGCCACGGCGTTGTCGGCCGGGGAAATCTGCACGGGGTCGACGCCGACAGAGGCCGCGATCTTGGCGGCTTCCTTGGAGGCGCTGACCTTGCCGGCTTCCAGCTCGGCGACCTTGGCCTTCAGGGCGACGGTCTCGGCGGCGAGGCCATCGACCGCGGCGGTCAGTTCGGCGATGCGGGAGTCCTTGGCGGCGATGTCAGCCTTCGCGGCGGTGAGCTCATCGGCGGCGCCGACGGTCAACTTCTCGACGGTGGCCCGCAGGTCGTCACGCTCGACGGCGAGGGCGACGGAGGCGGCAATGGCTTCGTGCAGCTGTTCTTCGATGGTCATTTGAGTTTGCGGAGTCGGGCAACTAGCCGAGGCGTTTTCCTTCTCACGATCCAACTGCTCGACCTTGCGCTCGGCCCAATCCCGGGCACGCATGATGTCGCCCGAAGTGGGGCCACCCCACAACGCCCAGGCGACCGCACCGGCACCGGGGAAGTCCTCGTTCTCGGGCTTGTTCTTCGGGGCGTCCATGTCGGCCTCATGCCGGCGGAACCAAGGCCCCATGCGCCGAAGCTTGTCCTCGGAGATGCTCCCGTTGACCATGTCACGGGCTTCCCGCAACGTCTGGTCGGTCACGCCGTCGCCAGACTTCCCCTCCCGATGCCACGCGAGCCCACGGGCCGCGGCGTCGCTGACATAGGAGGGAACGTCGACGGGCATCGGTCAGAAGTTAGCCAGGGCGGCGTTGAAGGAGTCGGCCAGCCCGGTGACGAGACCGACCTGCGCGGCCTGTTTCCCGTTGAAGGTCTGGCCTTCCATCGTCTCGGCCTTGACCATCTTGCGCTTCATCAGCACGGCGGCCTTGAAGTCGGCATGGATGCCGTCGACCGAGGCTTGCAGGTTCTCGACCTGGTCGGCGGTCAGGGACGTGCCCTCGATGCCGGCGCCCTTGTATTTGCCCGACTTGATGACGACCATCTTGATCCCCTGCATCTCGGCGGCCTTGGAGAAGTCCGGGATAGCCATGTAGACGCCAATCGAGCCGACGGTGGCGGAAGGGGAGGCCACGACGCGGTCGGCAGCCGAGGCGATCCAGTAGGCCGCGGAGGCCATCTCGCTGTCGGTGTAGGCCATCGTCGGAACCTTGAGGCCGCGCACCTTATTCGCCAGTTCCTCGACGCCCGTCACCGTGCCGCCAGGGCTGGAGACGTGGAAGGCGATGCGCTGGACGGCGGGGTTCGCCGCCATCTTGTCGATGGCCTCGGACACAGCGTCGACGTCGGTCGAGCCCATCATCTTTTCCAGAGGCGAGAGACCTTTGCCGATCACTCCGACGACGGGGATGACGCCCGTCCCGTTCT